GGGTGGGTTTCGCGGTAGGCGTTCTCCTGGATGAGCTTGGTCAGCGGCTCGGATTCAAGCGCGAGCGTGGCGGCCACCTCGGCCTGCCGTTCAGCTGGCCAGAGGCTGATGGCGAATGCCTTGCGCTCGGCGAGGATCTGCTCGTAATCGATCTGCTCGACCACGTCCGGGTCGGGCAATTGCGCCAGGTCAATGGGCGTGAAGGTATTCATGCGGCTGCCCCCAGGGCGAGCGGCACGCGCAGGCTCAGTGGCTCGTTGGTGTCTACGCGGGCGCCCTCGATGTCGAGCACGGCCTGCCCTGCCCGCTCGCCCAGGAACAGCTGCACGCGGCTCAAGCGAATGCGTGGTTCCCAGCGCATCAGGGCCATGGCTGTGGCGGCGTAGGCCTGCAGGCGGGTGGTGTCGTTGAGGGGCGCGTCGATCAGGTCGGCCAGCTGGCTGCCGTAGTCACGGCGCATCACTCGCGAGCCCAGGGGCGTGGTGAGGATGTCGGCGATGGATTGGGCCAGGTGGGCGTTGCCTTCAAGGGTGCGGCCGGTGCGGGAGGACATGCCGATCATGGCGTGGGCTCCTCGGAAACACCGTTGCCGGGCGTGACGCCCTTGGTGCGGTGGTTGACCAGGCTGATGTCGCCGGCGATCACGTCTTCGGTGACGTTGACGGTGCCGGTGACGTGCTGATTGCCGGTCTGGGTGTAGTCACCCTCATGGGTGATGGGACCGATAACGTGCAGCCCACCGGTGGCGACCAGCTTCGCCTTGCCGCCGTCCGGTAACGTGGCAGTGAGCGTGTGAGTGGCGTGGTCGTAATCGATCACAGCCCCGTCCGGGTACTTCCGTCGGCGCAGGTTCGCGCTGTTCGATGGAGCCGGACGTTGCCGTGAATACAGGCCTATCAGGGCGATGCCCTGGGCAGTCTCGCCGCTGGGGCTGAGCAGGATGCATTGTTCGCCGACGGTGGGCGGGTCCCAGTCGCTGCTGGCTCCGGCGCGCAGGGCGAGCCAGGGCCGGTTGGGAATGGTGAGCCTGCCGCTGCTGATGGTGCAGCGCTCAGCCTCATGGTCCACCGCGGCGATGGTGCCGAGGCGGATCAGGTTGGCGAGGCGGCGCAGGATGTCGGATATGTTCATGCCGCCATGCTGGCGGTCGCGCGCGCGGGGTGCATTCGTTGGGCTGTGTAGCGGGTGGCGTTACAGCAAACGGTCAGCGCACCAGGTGCTCGACGAGCTTGTCGCGGACCATGTCGAGCTCGTCGGCGCTGAAGCCGAGCAGTTCGCGGCGCTGGTATTGAATATCGGGCGAATTGCGCCCCGGTTTGTCGCGCAGGCCATACTGGTGGACGCGGGCCAGGCGCGAGACACGGCCGGCAAAGCCGATGGCGATGCTGCTGGCATCGCTTTGCAGGCGCAGGTAACGCGCGGTTCGCAGCTTGGCGAACATTTTGCGCTGCTTGATGCGTCCGGCCTTGGCGCGCAGTGGCTGCCGTGACTTGCGTGGGGAAAAGGGTGTGCCGTCAGGGTTGCGCTGGGCGGCGATGCGCTTTTGCTGGCTGCGGCGCAGGTCGCGGGCGATATCCTGGGTGACCTGGCGGCGCGCTTTGGGCTCAAGCTGGTTGAGCAGCGCGCCTGCCCAGTCTTCCAGGGCGCGAAGGTCGTCAGCCATTGTCGCCCCAATCGACGACCGGTTCGGCCGGGTGGGTGACCTGCAGGGTGCCGTCATCCAGACGCTTGACGATCACGCGCTCGGTGAGCGGCAGGGTGATGGACAGGTCCACCTTGGAGTTGTCGAGGATATCAGCCTCGAACTTGATGGCGTCCTTGCCCTTCTCCTGGTTCTCCATCAGCTCGCGCTGGTTGACCAGCACCCAAGCGAACAACGGGATGGCAACGGCGTCCGGACTGCCAGCGAAGTCGGTCAGGATGATGTTGAGGGTGTAGCTGTATTCGAAGGACAGCCCCGGCGCGGCGGTGCTGCGCATGCTGCCGTTGTCGATGAAGATCAGCAGGCGGTCGGGGTTGCGCTTGAGCTCGGGGATGGCGGCCAGCAGGTGGGCGCGCAGGGATTCGGGCTTTTTCATGGCTGAACGGGTCGCGCGTTGTGCTCTACCACCAGGTCAACCTTGGCGGCACATTCGGCCCAGGCGCTCATGAGGTAGTCGCCATCGTCGCTGAGCTCGCCGTTATCGATCGGCGCCGCCGGGGCCAGCGTGCAGCGCGTCACGACCGGACAGCCACTGACGGTAACCGTCTGCTCCGGTGATGGCAGGACGTTGGTGCAGGCGGCGAGCAGCAGCAGGCAAAGGCTGATCAGCCCAAGTCGCATGGGTTGGGTCTTCACGGCGGCGTTCCTTCTTCTTGAGCTGGTCGGTGGCGTGGGCCTGGCGCATATCGCTGAGGGTTTGCTGCAGAGCGAGCTGGTCGAGGCGCTGGGTGGCGACCTCGCCGGTCAGGCGGGTGATGGTTGCGGCTTGGCGGGTGTTGCGCTGGTTGGCGGTTTCGAGGCGCTGGCCGGCGGCGTCCGCTTGAGCCTCGGCGGTGGTGATGCGCTGTTGCTGCGTCCAGATCAGCAGGCAAAGCGCGGCGACCAGGGCAAGGCCGTAGAGCAGTTGGCGGGCGGTGGTCATGCCGCCTGCTCCTGCTCTCCAGCGAACTGGGCGTAGGCGCGGGCCAGCTTCACATCGTAGAGTTTTTTGGCGTAGTTCTTCCCGTTGTAGCCCCTGGCGAACGCCTTCCAGTTGCGGGCCTTGAGGGCCTTGTGCAGCGCCGGGTCGGTTTCGATGAAGGTGACGAATGCGTCGAGCTGGGCGGCTTCAGACAGGGCCATGGTGTCGGCGAAGTGCTGGGCGTCGAGGTAGCCGAGGCGCTCCCAGTGGTGGCCCATGATCTGGAACAAGCCCCAGCTGGCGGACTCCAGCGCGGCGGCATCGTGGATCTGCTGCTTGGCTTGGGCCAGGCGCTGATGTTCTGCAGGGCCGCCTATGTAACCGCCGGGCTTGCGGTTGACCAGCGTGGGATGCTGGGCGGCGAGGTTGTCGGCGGTGCGCTCGGTGATGCCGTGGGCTTGCAGCCGCGCGTGCATAACGTGCCGCTCGTAGAGGATCACCGGGCGGCAATTGGCGCCAAACCCTTCTCCCCTGCTCTCCACCTGGTTGACTGCCTTGATGCTGGCCAGCGGCACACCGAGGCGGTTAGCGGCCTGCTGGAGGTCGCTTTCCTTGAGCAGACGCCGGCAGTCCTTGCCTGCCAGTGATGCCAGCGTTTTCGGGCCGGCTACGCCGTCGACAACGAGGCCGACCTTGCGCTGGTAGGCGGTGACGACTGCCTCGGTGTTGTCGCCAAAGTCGCCGTCGACCTGGATCTTAAAGCCGGCCAGGGCCAGCGCGGCCTGCAGGTTGCGCACGGCGAGGCCGCGCGAGCCGTTGCTGAGGAGCTGGGTCATAGCTGGTCCGCCTTGCGATCGAAAACACGCTTGGCCGCAGCGCGCACGCCCTCAGCACCGACCAGGCCGATGATGCCGCCAAAGAACGGCGCGGTTTCCACCGCGATGCCGAACAGCGACAGTCCGTTGCTGAATGCCAGAGTGATGAGGCCGCAGACAAACGACTCGACCGCGATGCGGCGTAGCTCGCCACCGCCCAGCATCAGCCGGGAGCCGGCGATGGCAGCCGACAACGCCGCGGCGTAGATCACCGGGTAGTTTTCCTGTGCCCACGTGGCAAGCCACGCCCAGGTTTCGGCTCTGTCAGGCATGCGCTTCATTCCACTGTCCGTTGGCTGTGAGGGTGTTGAAGTGCTGCGCCACTTCGCCCAGCTGTGCCGGGCTATAGCGCTGTGGCATGGGAAAGCCGAGCGCAGCGGCGCAGAACTCGCTGCAGAACCAGCGGCGCCGGCTGTGCAGGCCGACCGGCAGCAGCTGGCTGCCGAACAGGCCGAAGAAGTCGTAGCCCCTGCCCTGATTGAGGCAGAACACGTGGAAAATTTGCCGGCGGTCCGCCCAGGGAAGCGGAATCAGGTCCCAGTGCTCGAGGTCGAGCTCGATGCGCTTGGCGCGAACGCCGCCATCCATCGCCGACGCGGACAGCCAGCCGCCGTCCGGCATGACCAGCTCGCAGTGGCTGTACTTGGAACGCGTCCAAAGGCGAACCAGCCGATTGAACAGCGTGCCGCGGCCCTTGTAGAGCGCGAGATAGATCAGTCCCATAGGTTCACCATTTGGCGTTGTTCGGCGCGCACGGCCTGCTCGGGCAGCTGCACCAGCGTGCCGTGTGGGATGACCGGGCCGAGATCGGCCAGGCCGGGATTGGCATCGAGCACCTGCTCGACCACGCCAGCGGTGCGGCCGTAATGCCGCCAGCAGAGGGCGTCGAGGGTGTCGCCCTGCTGGGCGCGCAAGGCGGCCATCAGATGAGCTCCACGGTGGTATGCACCAGGCCGAGGATGCTGCGGATGGCCCAGCGGGTATCGCGGCGGTATTCGTCGGCGGTCGGGGTGAGCGCTTCGGCGCGTTCTGCTCCGTCGCCGGTGGCGCTGTAGTCGCGGTAGCGCTCGGCCAGTTCGGCGCCGGCGCTGCAGTAGACGGCGCGGCGGTAGAGGTGCAGCAGCTCTGAATCGCCCTGGATCTTGTCAGCCGGCACGTCGGCGAGGCTTTCGTGACCG